AATATAAGGATATGAGGTTCAGGCAGTTAAGCGGAAAAGTCAGGTCGGATTTCAGACTGGAATCTATGGACCCATTATGTGTTGAAGACTATAAAGGGAATGCTTATGATTGCTACCTGACAAGGCTGACATATACAATTGGTGATTATACAGATATTAGCTGTGATTGTCAGACAAAGGAGGAGACTGAAATGTCAGGCAATTCTACAGTTACAAAGATATTAAAGATGGCGGATTCCAGCGCAGATAAGAAAGTTGAGAAAGAGAAGAATACAAGGGAGAAGGCACTTGCAGAGCTGACAGAGAAACTTAATAAAAATACAGGTTTATATTTTACAGCACAGGAAGCAGAGGGAGGAGGATATATATATTATACACACGATAAAAAGACACTTGCAGAAAGTACATTTATAACAAAGTGGACAGCAGAAGCAATTGGAATAAGTATGGATGGAGGAAAGACATATCCATATGGATTTACTGTTACTGCAAAAGTAATTATGGATATAATTGCTGCTAATAAAATATCTGCAACGTATATAGATGGAGGAATATTAAGACTTGGAGGACAGGATAATATACACGGTACAATAAAATTATTAAATGCACAAGGAGAGCAGATAGGTACTTGGGGAGAAAATGGGGTAGATGCACAAAAAGGTTATATTGGTGGCTGGAGAATAGAAGATGGAATGTTAAAAAGAACCACAGAAGCATATATTCCACCAAATAAGAAAGTTTTAGATACATTGTCATATGTAATTAGAGCAGATGCAGCAAATACATTAGATAAAAATCTGTACGATTTTAATGGCAATGGTCAAATAGATATGTATGATTTTGTATATGTTAAAAGGGTGCTTAATGGACTGACGGAATTTAATAAAAACACCTGTGCTATTGCTAAGACAAGTACAGTTACAATAACTATAAATCCATACAGCACTAAAGAGATGATTTCAGTGTATGGAATTGACATGTGGGGGCAGGAAAGAAAAACAATAATGGGAATACAGGATTTACGGATAGATAAGGTAAAAACTGACAGTGTAGAAGCTGGAGAGTTTAAGCTCAATAAAGATTATGAAAATTCTGATACAGGTGGAATTAATAATGTAATGTTATTCGGAGAGAATAGTAAATCTTATATAGGAAGCCAGAATGGTACAGCAATTCTAGGAAATTCAGAAGGATATGAATTGAGATTGCAGACAGATGGCAATTTAGTTTTGTATAACACAAGTGGCGTAGCAGTATGGAATTCAGGAACAGCAAGAGGATAAGTGAAAGGAGAACGATATGGGAATATATGTAAGAAGAGGAATGGAAGCAGATTTTGACCCTGAGAAGATGAAACCGGGTGAATGGGCGGTAAGTATTAATAGTGACAGAAAGAAGCAGAAAATATGGATGTGCTTTGCACCAGGTGTTGTAAAGAGAATGGGAACATATGAAGACTTTGCAGACCAGATAGAAGAAGCAACAGATGAGATAAAGCAGAAGTACATAACAGTTTTTAATGAAATTTTAAAACAGATAGAAGATGATAAAAATGTTGCAGATGAGGAATATAAATACATTGTGTCATTTAAGAAAGCTTTGGACGATACTTACATACCTCAGATGACATCTTATGCCAGTGCGGCGGCTAACAGTGCAAAGGCAGCGGCAACCTCAGAGACAAACGCAAACACCTACAAGACCAATGCGGCATCTAGTGCGAGTGTGGCGGCAAGCAGTGCAAAGGCAGCGGCAACCTCAGAGACAAACGCAAACACCTACAAGACCAATGCGGCATCTAGTGCGAGTGCGGCGGCAAGCAGTGCAAAGGCAGCGGCAACCTCAGAGACAAACGCAAGCACCTACAAGACCAATGCGGCTTCTAGTGCTAATACAGCGGAAACTGCAAGGACAGCGGCAGAAACTTATAAAAATAATGCACAGACATATATGAATAATGCCAAGAGTTATATGGATGCGGCCAAAACAGCAGCAGCTTCCATAACAGGAGCATTAAAGCCTAAAGGAACAGTTACGTTTGCTAATCTTCCGAATATAAGCAGTGTTGAAACTGGTGCGATGTATAACATCAGTACAGCATTTACATCTGTTGAAAAGTTATTTAAAGATGGCGGAAAAATACAGTACCCAGCGGGAACTAATGTGTATAAAACGGAGGATGGAATGTGGGACTGCTTAGGTGGAGAACTAAGCGACTACTTGATGAAAGCGGATATTGATACAGCGGTAGAGGAAGCAATGCCAGATTACACTACAAGTTCAAGTTTGCAGGAATTGGTATCCGGAGAGAGTGTTAAATCTGCATTGGGAAAGATAAAAACAGCGGTTAAGAATGTCATAACGATAGTTAAATTACTAGGCAGCACCGACATAAGTAAAATAGGGAATGGGACTGTGACTGGAGCGATAAGTAATCATGCTACTACAATTAATAATGTTATAAATAAGCAGGCAACGGATTTAAGGGGTGTTAATACAAAAATTGATGAAGTTACAATGACAGCTGCGGCAAATAAAAAATTGTTAGGGAGTACAAGTATAAGCGGTATAGGTAATGGAACGGTTACAGGAGCAATAAGTATAATTAATAGCAATATTGGTGTAATAAACTTAGGATTTGATGATACAAAGGCAGACTCCTGGAAAGGTTTAATTGATAAAAAAATACAAATAATAAAATCTCAAAACAAAGATGGTGTATTTTTGATTCGAGGTGGTTGGAGTGGAAGAGAATACGGAATTACTATAGGACAGAGCATAAGTGGAGATGTTATAGTGTTTGATTTTTCGTCATATGCTATTTATGTAGGTATGAAGATGGCTAATGAAACATATCCAAACTATAGAATTTATAACCCGTCCGCTTATTAATATTATTTTGAATTCTAGGCATAGCTACATAAGTAGTTATGTCTATTAATTATATACTTTTTGCACTGTATTATGGTGCTTTATAAAACATAAAATCAGGGAGAAAAACAATGAAAATGATTAGAGCACCTAATGTTAAAGTGAATATTAATTAAAGAGTATATAAAATTCTAGGAGGAAAAAAGAAATGATAACTTTAAAATATATGTATGTAGAAGCAGCACATAACAAATTGATACAGCTTGTTATAATAGCGGTAATAATAGATACAATTTTTGGTATCTTAAGAGCAATTAAGGAACGAGATTTTAATAGCTGCTTTGGAATTAATGGAGCAATAAGAAAATGTGGAATGATTTTGTCTATAATATTACTTGTGCTTGTTGACTACATAACAGGATTTAACATAATTGGTTTTCTGCCGGAGGAAATAAGACAGCATATAGGAAATAGTATAGGAATTTCCGGATTTTTTGCATTGCTTTATATAGCGTATGAGATTGTAAGCATATTAAAAAATATGGTCTTATGTGGTCTGCCGGTTAGAAATGTGTGGCTATATGTTAAGACATTTCTTAGTAAATATACATCAGAACTGCCAGATGATGATGAGCTTGCAGAGGACAAGGCAGTACCAGAGGTAAGTAACAATAAAACATATATTAACTAATGAGCACATGTAGTAATCGCTATGTGTGCTATTTTTATGCGCACATAGCGGAAATATATAAAAAGAAAGTGAGGAATAAGACTATGAAAAAAGGAATAGACATAAGCAGACACCAGGGAGAACTTGATTTTGATTACATTGCAGCTAACTTTGATTACGTGATTATCCGCTGCGCCTATGGCAATGACTTAAGCGAAGATGATAGTGAGTGCAGCCAGTGCGATAGCATGGCACAGACATATATAGATGAATGTGAGAAGAGAGGTATCCCATACGGATTATATATTTATCAGTATGCAGGAAACAATGATGAATCATTAAGTGAAGCTGCGCACATCAGAGAGTGGTATAACAAATGTAATCCAACAATGGGATTATATCTCGACATAGAGGATGCAGACGGATATAAGGCAGAACATGGCATTGATTATCATTATACACAGGAACTTGCACTTACATGGCTTGATGCATTATCAGATATCACAGCAAAAGGTATCTACGCAAGTCATAGCTGGCTTGACGATTATATGAACGTAGATGAGCTTATAGAACACGGCGCCCTCATCTGGGAAGCGCATTGGAATGATGATGGTGAGATATGCGAGGATAAATTCGCTATGTCGCAGGAGTCTAGTGACTACTATTTAAATGATGGCACAAGAGTAGATTATGACATAATGTATGATGAAGTCTATGACAGACTTACAAAAGCGAATGAGTATGATCACAGGAATGATGATGTTGAAGATAATGATAATGCGGATGAAGATAATAATGCCGGTGCTGATGAGACTACAGAGCAGCTGCAGCATGAGATAGGAGATTATGTTGAATATAATGCAATATATGCCTCATCTACATCAGAAGCTGCACTCACACCATCAGCCGGATTTAATAGCGGAAGAATAACAAGGGTTATTCCCTGGGCTTCCAACCCATATTTTATTGACGATGGAATAGGCTGGGTCAATGATGGATGTATTGTATCAGCAGGCGACAGTTCGGATGGTGAAAGCAATGAAGAATCTGAAACTGACATATCTGATATAAAAGCCGGTGATAAGGTAAGAGTGCTTCTTAATGTTGATTATGATATAGACCAGGCATTTACGCTTTATTATGATGAGTATGATGTTATCCAGGTCAATGGAGACAGAGCTGTTATCGGTATTGGCAATACTGTAACAAGTGCAATAGATGTACGTAATATCGAAAGAATATAATGCTATTGTATATTTAAAAACACTATGATAATATACCTATATAAATAAGAAGGGAAACTGTATACCTTATTGAAGTATGGTCCACCATATTGACTGATTATCATAGCCGCCAGAGTAGGGTTCGTCTGTTTTATTTTAATAGGGTATTCAAGTCGTTTTTCATAATTCCACATATCAGCAGCCCTCCATTTCCCAAGGCATTGGAGTTGCTACCCACATCCAGTAATTGTCGTTGGAAATGTGTAATTTATCGAGAGGTCCATAATAATCTGCGTACTGTGTCATATAATCGCAGTATTTATCTTTAATCTGTGCATAATATTCAATTGCTTCAAGGTCATCGGGGTGAGTATCAAGGTAGAGATTGACTTCTGTTAGTACAAATCCCAGTTCATAAATATTCTGCATAAGCCCACGTTTGTCGGCTGTTAAAGCACAGCTGGACTGTCTGGTTGGAGTGAGGGCACTGTTGGAATTGCCGCTGTTGCACAGATTGTTATTGTAATTGCGGTTGTTATTACAGCTATTATTAGAATAGCCATTATTGCAATTCTGCTGGCAATTGCAGGAAGACCTCTGGTTCATAGATGGCTGGTTAGTCATATTATTCATACTCTGCCTCCTGCAAAAGGTTTGGATAATACAGGAAATAAAGTTCCACATTTAAGGGCTTTGCAAGGGTCATACAAATCTCCCCATTTCTGCCACGGTACATAACACATAGCAATCGCCCACGTATTCTGCATTCTCATAATCGAAAAAACTCCATATATTAAACTTATTAGTATTATATGTGGAAAATGACTTGATGCTACTATATGTAATTATATTGAATTTG